GGCCGCAGCATTGGCAACGGTGATCGTCGGCGTGATAGCGATCTGCCCAACGCCAGTTACGGTCCCGCCGCCGCCCCCCTGGAATCCCTGCGTGCTCACAACGTAGACGCCAGCCGTGAACGCGTAGCCCGTAACGTCGACGTCGAGGTCGAGCGTGAATGCCACGGCGTCTGCGATTGTGTGTGTGATCGTGAGATCGCCCGGCAACTGCGAGAACGTGGGCATGGTCCGCTCCTGGTGCCGGCATTGTCGGCAGATACGGCGTCAGACTGACCGGCTATGCCGATCAGTAGGTGCCGCCGTCGATCGTCACGTTGTCGAGACTGACGCCCGAGATAGCCCCGCCCGAGATGCTTACGTTGCTCGACGACTGCGTGGCCATTGAGCCGAGGCCGAGATTCGTGCGGGCAGTCGAGGCCGATGCAGTCAACTCAGACAGATTGTTTGCCGCCGTGAGCTTGCCGCCGAGGGCCGTCGTGACCGTGCCGGCGAAGTTTGCGTCGCTTCCGAGCGCGTCGGCTAGCTCGCGGAGTGTGTCCAGCGCCTGCGGCACGTTTGCCCCGACGACGTTGCTGATTGCCGTGGTCACGTAGCTCTGCGTGGCGTAGGTGCTGGCGGCCGTCGATTGCGTGAGGTATGTCGATGCCGCCGCCGATGTCGTGAGATAGCTCGAAAGATTGGCGGTGCTGATCGCAGAGTCGACATAGCTCTTGGTCGCATACGTCGACGGGCCGCCGATCGCGATGACCTGGGTGGCTGTTCCGTTGGCGCCTCCAGATCCAACGCCGATAAACAGCGTTCCACCACCGACGACGCCCTCGCTGTATGACAGCTCTGCATTGAGCAGACTTTCGGGAGCAGCAGAGCCAGTAGACCTCTTGATACGAATAGGCGACGCCATCAGTAGTTACCCCCGTCGATGAGTTGTGGTTCGCTAATTGCCGTGACTAAAGTCCAGGTCGTCAGATCCTCGTTGAGCCGCCACGCCTTCTGCGTGTCCACGACCCACACCAGCATCCCGGCCTCGCGACGCAGCGGCGGAATCGCGTCTCGCTCGGCGGTGGTCGCGACGGTGCGGTAGCCGCCCTTGCCAAAGCGTGCCTCGTGCGTAGCGTGGCCGTCCGTCGTCGAGAACGGCACGATCGGCGCGAGGACGTTGGTGCCTTTGATGTTTGACATACATCAACTCACCGTGAGCGACACGGTGCCGCTGACTGCGTAGGTGGATCGGTAAATGCCGTAACTCGTCGCCGGCTGCCCGGCGAACGTGATCGTGCGCTGCGTCGTCTCAAACGCCGTTGTCGTCAGCCCGCTGACGGCGAACGTCGGCACGCCGAACGACGTTGGCAGCACGACGTAGATATAGGCAGTCGCCGCCGTGATCGTGCGGGACTGTGACCGCGTGCCGCCCAGGTCGCTCGAGAGCGCCGAGACGATCTGTGCGTCGGTGATCGACTCGCCAGCGAACGCACCCCAGAACCGCCGCCGCAGCGTTGCCGGCACGCCCGCCGATTCAGCCGTGGCGATCGTGTGGACGCGCACCGTCTGGCGAAACGCGTCGCCGTAGTGAAACACCGGCACGCCCCGCGGGCTGGTGACCTCGTAGGTGATGTCGACGCCGCCCACCGTCTCGATGATCTTGTCGGCCCGCTGCGGCTCGCCAAACGGCAGTAGCCCGGCTTTGATGATGAAGTCGCGAGATTCCCACGCCTCGACTACTCCGCTTGTGCCGACGGTCTCGAAGCGGCTTTCGCCGATCGTCGCCGGCACGGTGCCGTAGTCGATGCCACGTTGGTAGCGGACAGACCGCGACGCTCCGGCCGATAACTGGCCGGCGAGCCATGCAGCACCGTCGGCAAGTAGGTCGGGCATGTGCACCTCGAGCTACAAGACCGCCGGCCCGGCGGAAAGGATGAAACGCCAGGGCCGGCGGCTTGCAGTGGGACGGAACGACTACGGCATCAGCCGCAGTTGATGAGCACCATCACGGACGCGTCACCGCTCGCAGCGGCAGCGGCGGCCTTGCCGGCCCGCTTGTTGCCGCTCGCGGTCGTGGTCACGTTGCCGGCGGTGGCATCCCAGTAGACGATCGCGCCCTGGCCGATGACGCCGGTCGCCTTCGGCATGGAGTGGACGCCCTCGACCGCCACCGCCCCGAGGGCGTTGGCAGCAATGGGCGAGTGAGCGACACCGACGAGATCGTTCATCACGACCACGTCGCCGGCGGCGACCGCGGAACTGGGCGTGTAGTCGATGACGCAGCCCGCCTGAGAATAAGAAGCCATGTAGATCACCTGCTTTCTATGGTTGGAGTTGCTTTGCCGTCATGCCGCCGGGCGGGCTTGGGCTCCCGCCCGGCGGTCACGGTTTGTCAGATCACGACGCGTCGGCCTTGACGCCGGCGAGGTACTCGGCCTTGGCGACGCCAAAGTCAAAGTAACCGCGCATCTGCACGCCGAGCGTGTTGAAGTCCGCCTCGGCGGTCTCCACCACGGGCGACTGCACGCCGTTGAGGAAGGCCACCTCCATGACCGGCAGATCCGCCGGCGACGCGAGGAGGTAGTAGTCCTCGGCGCTGGTCAGGTAGCTGGTCGAGACGACCTGATACCGACCGGCGAGCACGTTGCGATCCGGCGCGGCGGACGAGCCGCCGACCAGGAGGGACGAGCCCATGATCTCGGCCGCGGCGAGCTCGATGTCGGCCGGCACGAGCAGGATGCGAGGATCCACGGCGACCGGGTTGCCGTCGGGATCCCGCAGCTTGCGGAACATCGTGGCGATCGCCTTGAGATTCGCCAGGCTGAGAGCACCGGCCGTGGTCTTCTTGTTGCCACGAGCCGTGGTGAAGAACGACGCGTCGTCCTGGAACGCAGCCCAGAAGACGTCGTTGAGCTTCAACGCACCGCCACGACCGATCCGCTGCGGCACCGCGGTCAGAGCACCGAGGTCATCGTTGATGAGATCGGTGCGAGTCACCGAAGTCATGATGCCGTAGGTGTCCGCCGAGATCGTCCGCGACTCGTCGCTGGCCGCAGCGTTCTTGAGCTCGCCGCCGTTGGAGACCTTCTCGAACTTCATGGAGCCGTTGAGCCGGTAGCTCGTCACGCTCTTGAAGTCATTGACCGAACGCACCGCCGAGATCGACCGCCACGCACCCTCGACGCCGTTGAAGCCGGCGAGGAGGAACTTGTTCACGGTGCTCGACAGTAGGCCGCTGATCGAGTGCGTCGCCCACGCCGCGGCCAGGATCGGACGCAGGGTGGACGCCGTCAGCCGGCGCGGGCCGTCGTAGCCGTTGGTCTCGGCCGCCTGGAGCAGCACCTCGCCGAGGCTGATCTCGCGGCGGGCCTTGTGGGCCGCCTCGAGCACCTCGGGCCGGTACGCCTTCTCGACGTTGGGCAGTCCGCCCTGAAGGCAGAACGACGCCTCGATCACCTCGGCCGTCGGGGCCACGTTCTTGGCGACGTGAACGGCGGGGGCCGCCGGGCGTTCGTCGCGGGTCGCGATCAGCTTTTCCATGTTGTTGACCTTGTCGGTAAGGGCAGCGATCACGGCCGCGTGATCGACCTCGGGCTTCGGCTCCACGGCGACGCTCGCCGTGGCTTCCACCGCGGCAGCCGTGACCGGCTCCTCGATGGGCTTGTCGTTGGCGTTGTCCGCCATGGATGACTCCTCGTCGGCTTCAGCCGCGATGGCGACGCTGGTCTGCGAATCAGCGCCCAGAGTGACAAACGAAACCTCCCGCAAACTGGAGGCTTTGACGATCCGCACCGGCCCGATGTGGGCGGTGCCGTTGACTGTGGTGACGGCGTCGGCGTCGATCTTCTGGTGCCGGCGAACATCGGCACCGACTGACGCCTGGAACTGGTAGCCGTTGGATGCGAGCGCGAGCACCTGGCGGGCGTTCTCGTTGTCCGCCAGGATCTCGCCCTCGACGATGATCTGCCCGTTCTCGACGAACGGCCGACCCTGCCCGAGGATGCTGCCGAGCGTGTAGTCGTGGCCGAGCACCACCGGCACGGTGGCAGGCAGTTGCATCCCGGCGACGTCGATCACGACCGGCTCACGGCTCCAGCCCTGCCGGATCTGCGAGCCCGTGTATGCCACGATGCGGAACTTCTTCGGGCCGGGTGCCGATTCGCCTTCGGCGGCCTGGAGAAACGTGACGCCGGAATCAAGCTTGATTGCGTTCAACGATTGGCCTCCTGTGGCTCGCCGTCCTCATCCAATTGCCCGCCGTAGTTCACCTCGGGCGTGAGGTCAACGAAGATGCCGAGCTCCTTCATCAGTGCGATCTCGGCGGCACGCTGCCGCAGTTCGACGTCCCACTGCTTGCCCTGCTTCGCGTACTCAGCGGCAAGCGTGGTGGTGTTGGATCGCAGCCGCGTCTCGGCGGCATTCGCCTCTTTCGCCGGGTCGACGTGCTCCTTGCCGTCCCACTGCCACGCCCATTCCCATTCAGAGAACGGCGGCAGTCCTTCGGGAAGCAGCCCGACGAGCGTGGCTTCGTTGACCCACGCGGCCAGCAGACGGTCGAGCATCGTTCGCTCGATGTCGTCACGCATGATCTTCTGCGTCGTCGCGTAGACCTGATGATCCATGCGACCGCTGGCGTAGTTGTAGGACGAGCTATCGAGGGCAGCGACGTTGAACGGCAACTGCAAGCAGCGGGCGATTTCGTTGAGGATCTCGCGCTTGAACATCGCGTAGGTGCTGGTCGGCTGCTCGGCCTTGAGCTGCTCGAACGTCCACCCGTCGGGCAACGTGACCATCGCTCTTTTCTCGATGGGCATCTCGGCGAACGCTTCGACTTCGTCCACCTCGGCGGCCGGCGAGTTGGTCCGCAGGAAGCCGGCGAAGTCGGCAGCCGTCTCGGCA